TGATGCGGGAGGAATGGTCATATGTTGTGACTCTAAAGATAATTGGAGAAAAGAATCTTTTAAAGAATATAAGGCGAATCGTAGAACCAAACGTGAAACGGATACAACAGATTGGCCTTCGCTGTTTGAGTTTCTAGCAGAAATGATAGAAGACTTTAGAGCACACTTTCCATATAAGGTGATGAAGATTGACCGAGCGGAGGCAGATGATATTATCGGCACCATTTGCGAAGAATGCCATGAAACTCCAACAGTCATTGTTTCAAGTGATAAGGACTTTATACAACTTCAGAAGTATGAAGGAGTTCGCCAATGGTCACCTTTAAAGAAAGACTATATAATAGATAATCCAGAAGAATCTTTATATGAAAAGATTATAAGGGGCGATACTGGTGATGGAGTTCCAAACATATTATCTTCTGATGATGTTTTTATAACAGAGGGTAAGCGGCAAACTCCTATTACAAAAAAGAAAATAGACGCTTGGAGAGGTAAATCACCAGAAGAATTTTGTACAGGAGATATGCTCAGAAACTACCATAGGAACAAAACAATGGTAGATTTAAGGGAAACTCCAAATTCAATTCGTATAAATATTATCAATCAGTTCAATGAGCAGAGTCCAGTACACGGAAAGCTCATGAATTACTTTATTGAAAAGAAGTTGAAAAATTTGATGGAATACGTTGGAGATTTTTAATTATGGCTATATCATTAGTAACTATATTTGCGGATGTTGCAAAGGCTAAAAACAAAAAGGAAAAAAAAGAGATTCTTCTCAAACACGGAAACAATGGCGCTTTAAGAGAAATACTAAAGTACACTTATGACCCGAATATAAAATTTCTCTTACCGCCTGGAGATCCCCCTTATAACTCTGTAGTAGATGAAACAGAAAACCCTACATACTTGTACGGATTGATAAGGAAATTGTATTTATTTGTAGAAGGTGGAAATCCAAATCTCAAATCACAGAGAAGAGAATATCTTTTTATAGAATTATTAGAAAGTGTTCATCCCAAAGAGGCCGAAATATTATTACAGATGAAAGATAAAAAACTTAAATGTAATGGTCTAACCTATAACCTTGTAAAAGAAACATTTCCGAGATTAATAACGTGAAAACACTAAAATCCATTGAGGATAGAATAGTAAACCTACAGAAGATAGCCAGCAATGGTGATACTTCTGTGGTGGAAGCTGAAATACGGCACTTAGATTTGGTAGGGATGATTCCAAATCAAATCAAAGTTGTTCTTGCTCGTGAATTTGGGGTTTCTTTAACTATGGATTGGGATAATTCCAATCAGCGCTTTTCAACAACAGTTGATGGCGTGACTTATAACTCCAGCTTTGACCACAAAGCGTATATGATAGAGCCATGGGAACATGGAGTAAGCTACGCTCGTAGCTCTCGCCGCCGTTAAGACTTCCGAATTTAAATCTAAAATAGAAGAGGAATATGAAGAAGTTCATAGCATCATTTTTAGCATGTACGTTGTATTTTACAACAATGCTAAATTCAGGCACTACAAATAAAATTTGGGTTACAGATAGTGGTAATAAATCACCACAATTGTTTGATCCAATACAAACTCCAAATCAAATAAGGACTACTGTAGCTGGAAAAACTACAATCTACAATATGGTAGACCAAAAAGAATTGGAGTGTATGTCAAAAAATATATATTTTGAAGCAGCAATTGAATCTACTGCTGGTAAAATGGCAGTAGCACAAGTAACCATGAATCGTGTGAATTCACCAAAATTTCCAAATACTGTTTGTGCAGTTATCACACAAGGCAAACATTACGCAAATGGTTTTCCAGTAAGAGATCGTTGCCAATTTTCGTGGTACTGTGATGGTAAAGGAGATGACCCACATAAAGGAAGAATGTGGAAAGAATCAGAATTAGTTGCTGAATATGTCTTGTCAACTCCTACCTTAATGGACATTACGGATGGAGCAACTCATTATCATGCAGACTATATTGATAGTCCAAGATGGGCAGACCCCAAACGTAAAACAGTAGCGATTGATACCCATATTTTCTTCAATCATTCGGCAAAAAGAGCAAGAAAAAACTTGACAAACCTCTAATAATTCTGTATAATAGTATATGAAGAGTGGGGGAATGCCCCCCACTCCAACCTATAATATTTTAATAAGAATAAATTATGACAACATTGATTACAGAAATTTTAGAACTCTACCGATATGTTGGTGATACAGAAGCCGCAGAGGCGGCACTGACAGAATTGATAAACGAATCATATTCTGAGGGGTATTCGTTTGCCCGTAACGAAAAGTCTTTGATTGATGAAGTATCAGACGCACTAGCAACAGATTGATGAATATATTTTATTTGGATAAACGCCCAGACGATGCGGCGGAAATGCACTGCGACAAACACGTAGTGAAAATGATATTGGAATACTCACAGATGTTATCAACTGCTCATAGAGTACTTGATGGGGATAAGGTACATCCAGACCTATATAAAATCGCCCATAAAAATCACCCTTCAACTATATGGACACGCTCATCAATTCAACATTATAGTTGGTTGTTTCGTTTGTTCAGAATGTTAAGTGCAGAATATAGTTTACGATACAGTAATGGTGAATTCAAAGTTCACAAATCGTGGGATAAACTTGGTAAAATTTTAGAGTGGGCTCCAAAAAATATTAAAGATAATGGCTGGACTGACCCCCCACAATGTATGCCCGATTACTGTAAGGATAATGATGTGGTCAAGGCTTACAGGAACTACTACATATTAGAGAAGAATAATTTTGCTGTATGGAAATATAGTCGAACACCAAAATGGTATGAGCAAGGACTTGTTGTAAATTAAATGGAAAGGAAACTCAATGCCTAATTATGATTATCATTGTGAAGAGTGTAACCATGAGTGGGAAGAACAACTACTCATTGCTAAAAGAAATGAACCTCTTGACAAACCTTGTGTTAAATGTTATACTGAAGGTTCAGTAAAACAAAAGATAGGAGTGCCTTTATTTGCATACGATAATGTAGCATCTAAAGGTCACACGAAAAAAACACCAGATTGGCTTACAGATAAAATGAAAGTCATAAAAGAAAAACAGCCAAAGGCAAACTTTACAATTCCAGGCTAATATGACTTACAAATATAATTTTGAAAATGCAACAGAAAAACGAGCAGCGGATGAAAAATACGGACATATCCTTATGCCTGATCCAGATGGTCAAGTAAAACATCCAGAACATTTACAACAACACGAATACCTACAGATACTACAGCGTGAAGCACTCAATGGAAATGTGGAAAAGGTTAGAGAGATGATTGATAACCTTCCAGAGCATCAAAAAAAAGACACAATCCAAATGATAAAGGCTTCAGTAGAATCGGTAGGAAGAACTATAGAATTATGAAAAAAATATTATGTCTTGTAGTTTTTATATTATTGTCACAACCAATTAAAGCTCATCCAGACGGAATGAAACCATATTGGTATCCATCAGCTTATACCTATGGATTTGTTAAGGGGTGTTGGGAATCATTTTCAGAAAGACAAGCATTTACAGAATTTTGGCCAGCAGAAATACAAGAAGTATGTGGCTGTGTTTTAGATAGTCTAAGACATTCTCTAACATGGGAGGAAGTTGAAAATAAGGACTCCACAAAGTTTGATGAAATTGTGGCAGGGGTATTACCTATCTGTATTTTAGAACAAACTCAAAAAAAAGAAAAAGAGAGTATATAACAAGTGAAAAAATTTAATCATGTAGGTAGTGAATTACAAGACTTACGAACTGAAAATATAAATGGGAAACGACATTATGTTACACCAAATGGGAGTTACATCTCTATCACAACTTTACTCGCTAATCTCAGCAAAGACTCAATTTCGCGCTGGAGAGAACGCGTTGGAGCGGAAGAGGCCAATAGAATCTCCACAAAGGCTTCAAGACAAGGTACAGCTGTCCACTCGCTATGTGAACGCTATATCAAAAATGAACAAGACTTCTTAGCCGAGTCGATGCCTCATTTGGTTGAGATGTTTGAGTCCATACAACCATTGTTAGATAGAATAGACAATGTACACGTTACAGAAGGTGCACTATATTCAGATGATTTACAGTTGGCTGGAAGAACAGATTTGATAGCAGAGTTTGATGGAAAACTGGCTATCATAGATTACAAGACTTCAAGGAGAATCAAAACTTGGGAAATGTGTGCGTCGTATTTTATGCAAGGTGCGTTCTATGCTCATGCATACGAGGAACGAACTGGAATCCCAATCAATAATATCGTAATCATTATGGCAGTGGAAAATGAAGAACCATTGTTGTTTAGAGAAACTAAAGAGAGATGGTTGAATCCGTTGAAAGAGGTTCAGTATAAATATATGTAAGAAATTTGTTTGATGACTCAAGAGAATAGTTAAGTAAGACGCCGGTTCGATTCCGGCCAGCTCCACCAAAGGAAGTTATGGAAAAAATAGCAATGTATCTTGCAATAATTACAATAGTTGCATTGATGATTGTTTATGGAATCTTATATTTTGGATATGACTTTCGTTGATGGGGCTGTTATGGAATTCGATTGCTAATGAAGGTATTGAAGAGAACAAATAGGGCGATGACCTACATCAAATAATTTAATCGCAAATAATGACGATTATACCGCCTACTCTTATGCACTCGCTGCGTAAGAAATAGCCGAGTTAGAGTTTCGACTCCGGCCAGTCGCTTGGGAACAGAAGAACTGGCCACTACACTTACGAAAGGTAAAATGGCTATTATAGAAAATCAACCAACTACATCTAAGCAAACAAAAGCAACTAGAGAAAGATTTGAACGTGATATAGTAAGAGGTGATAGACCACCATACTATCTAGTTCCAGAAGTCTATGAAAAGAATACAGGGATGTCTTACAAAAACTTTGACCTTCCATATAATGCTGGTAGATGTATTGTTTCTTGGCCTAATAATAAAATGCAATTTGAATGGAGATTAGCTAATGGCTGAATATATCAACGAAGAACCTTGCGAGTTTATTTACAACATAACCGCTGTAGAAAGAGTTGTTGATGGGGATACTATCGATGCAGTTTTTGATTTGGGTTTCGATGTACGAATATGTAATAGAATTCGCTTACTAGGAATAGATACACCAGAATCTAGAACAAGACACAAGAACGAAAAAGTCTATGGTAAATTATCCAAGACCGCATTAACATCGTGGATACATTGGGCAATATTGTCAGACAGAGATGATATTGAAATACAATGTAGATGTCCAGAGTCAGACAGCCGAGGAAAGTTTGGTAGAGTATTGGGTGAGATTTGGATTAACTGTACAGAAGATGGCCATGAATTTGGTGGATGGACAAACGTAAACAAGTGGATGTGTGAGAATGGTTATGCAGTAGGATATACTGGTCAGAACAAAGATGATGTTAAAGATGAACATTGGAAAAATAGAGTACTTTTAGCAGAACAGGGCGTTCATGATTTATTGCCTTGGGATGAGGACTGATGGCCAAAATACAAATACATAAACCAAAAATATCAATACCAAAAAGTATCAAGAAATTGAGACAAAGTGATAGCAAAGTGAATACTGCTAAAGAAATGATAAACGCTTCAGAAGAAGCATTGTGGGGGAAAGATCCTGTGGAAGCTTTAAAATTTGAAAGAATAGAAACTAGAAAGAAGATGAACTGGATTGCCAGATTTTCACTTTCTTTAATTACGGCTGGAACATTTTTAGTATTATTGTATCTGTTATTTTTTTCAGATCTTAAAGATGGCCATCGCGACTTAATTAATATTTTGGTTGGTGCGTATGTCGGTGTGCTAGCCAAGTCAACAGATTATTGGTTTAAAGATAAGGAAGATGCTGAAGACAAAGAATCTCAGCAACTTCATGATAAAAAACCAGAACTAGAGGGAGAATAAATCTATGGCTGATTTAAACGATTTTGGATTTAGTACAGTCAGCGAAGACGAGTACAAAGCTCAACATACTTCTGAAGTTAATACAGCAAAGGAAGTAGCTTCTACTGCCACTGCTAGTATGAAACCCGAATTAGAAAAAATAGAATCTAAGATTTCAAGTCTTACTGATAGTATGAGAGTTATGCAGGATGATCTTGAAGTACGGAAAGAAGAACTTAAAGATAAGTGGGGTGTTAAAATGAATGAAGTAGAAGATTTAATTCTTCCACTTCTACAAAATCTTGCTAAGGATGGTGATAAGAGAGAATGGATTCGATGGCCAAATCGAACAGACCTTTTGAATAAGCAAATTGATGCAATCACGGCTGTGACGAGAGGTGATTATTAACAATCAAAGAATGTCAACTTGTCGAACTTGCGGGAAAAGATATTATTCAAAACAAGAATATAGAACTTATTGTAGTAGAGAATGCTTTCCTCGCCCTAGTTGATATATGGAGAAAAAATGGTATAACATCATAACCCTTTAAATAGAGAAATTATGGCAAGTGAAGAAACCAAAAAAGAGGTGAGCAGTCTGTCTGACGCAGGGTATCATCTCATATTTGATGACATTCAAATGGGCACTGTTCAAGCTGCTATTGAATGGATAATGGAAGCAAACCTTACTACTGAAAAAAAACATCCAGAATTAAATCTTGTTATATGTTCTCCGGGCGGTGATCTTGCTGCTTGTTTTGCATTGATTGATGTTATGAGGGGTTCTGCTATACCTATTAAAACTACTGGACTTGGATTGATTGCTTCTTGTGGATTACTTCTTTTTATTTCTGGAACAAAGGGTAAAAGGAGATTAACACCAAATACATCTATTCTATCTCATCAGTTTAGTTGGGGTACATTTGGTAAAGAACATGAGCTGTTTGCTGCACAGAAAGAATATGACCTTACTACAACCAGAATGATTAGACACTATAAAACCTGCACTGGCCTTGAAGATGATAAGATAAGACAATACCTTCTTCCACCACAAGATGTGTGGTTGGATGCTAAGGAGGCTAAGAAACTAGGAATCTGTGATGAGATTAAGGAATTTTAATGGCACTACAAACACAAACATCAAGTGAATTTTATACAAAGATTGTAGAGTTAGTTCAAGCTACTAAATTAAGTTATATGGATGCCATTCTTCATTATTGTGACCAGAATGGAATGGAGCCAGAGACTGCGGCCCAGTTGGTGAATACCAAACTCAAGGCCCAGATTAGGGAAGAAGCAGAAGTATTGAACTTCTTACCTAAGACTGCCAAGTTACCGATATAGGCACTTGACAAGTCGAAAATATATGTTATAATATAATCTATACGTTAATACATTGCTAAACACTAATATAAGGAGTACAATATGTCATTCTCAGACATGAAACAACGTAGTAAAACCAATCTCGCATCTCTTATCAAAGAGACAGAGAAAATCTCAAACCCAAATTCATTCGGTGATGTTGATGATCGTTACTGGCGTCCAGAGTTGGACAAGTCAGGTAATGGTTATGCCATTGTCCGATTCCTTCCGGCACCCGATGGAGAAGAGCTCCCTTGGGCACGTATCTGGAATCATGGATTTCAAGGGCCAGGTGGCTGGTATATTGAAAACTCTTTGACTACTCTTGGTCAAAAAGATCCAGTAAGTGAACACAATTCCACACTTTGGAATTCTGGTATTGAGGCAAACAAAGAGGTTGCCCGTAAACAGAAACGTAGATTGAATTACACATCTAATGTGTATATCATCAAAGACCCAGCTCATCCTGAGAATGAAGGTCAAGTCAAACTTTATCGTTTTGGTAAGAAAATC